TGGTTACTTAGAAATAACTGAAATTTTTGATTTAAAAGAGAATATTTATTACAATATAGATATAACAAAAACAGATAACACATTAATTTATAGAGGTAGAATTTTCTGTACAAACCAAGATATTGATACTTTTAGTATGAATGATGGTAAATTTACAGAAGATACAAGTAAAGATAATACATACGTGATTTATGAGTGATAAAGAAAGTAGAATTAGTATCGTTAATTTAAGTAATTACGTACAACCTGAGATAAAAGAAGTGCCTAGTAAAAAATATGTTACTTACGGAACTAAAAATAGTTATTTTCAGTATTTAATAGATAGAAGCAGAGGTAGTGCAACAAACGGATCTGTAATAAACTCTATCATAGATATGATTTACGGTGAAGGTTTAAATGATGAATCTTTTTATGATACTATACCAGAAGATGACGTTAAAAGACTTGTAAACGACCTTAAAAGAATGGGGCAATGTGCTATTCAATTACAGTATTTCGGTGGTAGAAAGTCTGTAAAAGGCTCACATATACCAGTAGAGAGTTTAGCTGCTGAAAAAGTAGATGATAAAGGTATTATAAATGCTTATTATCACTCAAGGGATTGGAGTAAAGTTAGAAGTATATCAGACTTAGATAGAATACCAACGTTTGAATCAAAAGAAAAAGGAGGTATAGAAATACTATATATCAAACCTTATAATAGTGGTTTATTTTATTATAGTACTGTAGATTATCAAGGTGGCTTACAGTATGCTGAATTAGAAGAGGAAATAGGTAATTACCATATAAATAATATACAAAATGGTTTAGCCCCTAGTATGTTAATTAATATGAATAATGGAGTTCCAGCAACAGAGGAAAAAGCAAAAGAAATAGAACGTAAAATTCAAGCTAAATATAGTGGTAGTTCAAATGCTGGTCGTGTTGTACTTATGTTTAACGATAATAAAGAAAGTGAAAGTACAATAACACCAGTTCCTTTATCTGATGCTTCTGAACAATATCAATTCTTATCTAATGAATCTATGAGTAAGATTTTAGTATCTCATAGAGTTACAAGTCCTTTATTATTTGGATTATCTACAAGCACTGGGTTTGGAAGTAATGCAGATGAGTTAAAAGTAGCTTCTGTACTATTTGAAACACTATCTATAAGTCCATTTAGACAGTTATTAATACAAGGTTTTGAAAAGTTAGACAAGTTTAATAACACTACAAGAGATTTAGAGTTTATTTCTTTAAATCCTTTTATGGATGATGAAGAGGTAACTGAAGAGGTTACAGAAACAACAGAAGAAACTACTGAAGATGCTGAAACTGTTGTAGATAATGAAAATACAGAATTATCAGCACACCAAGACGATAGTTTAATAGCTAACGCTTTAATCGGTTTAGGTGAAGATGAAGATTTAGAAAAGTGGGAGTTAATAGATGAAAGAGAAGTAGATTATCTAATGGAAGATTATTTAGATGGTCAAGTCGAAGAATTAAACAACCCTAAACTATCATTTAAGAAAAAAGTATATAATTTCGTAACAACTGGAACTGCTAGACCTAATGCAAATAGTGAGCAAGATGGCGAAAACTCACAAGGTGTTAAATTTAAAGTTCGTTATCAATACGCACCATTAGCAGCAGGAGAAAACAGCAGGGATTTTTGTAAAAGAATGGTTACAGCTTCTAAAATATACCGTAAAGAAGATATTATAGCGATGGAAAATCAATCAGTTAATCCAGGCTGGGGATTAGGTGGTGCTAATAACTATTCTATTTGGTTGTATAAAGGTGGTGGAGGTTGCCATCATAAATGGTTTAGAAAGACTTATGTACAGCGTACAGATACTAAAATAGATGTTAAAAGTCCATTAGCACCAACAATAAGCACTACTAAGGCAAGACAAGAGGGGTTTAGAGCAACTGCAAACGATAGTAAGGTAAGTGTAGCACCTGTTAATATGCCTAATAAAGGATTTGTAAATAAATAAGATATGGCAGTAGCATTATTCATAAAAGCAGAAGATTTAAAGAGAAATACTATATTAGATGGTAATATAGACAATGATAAATTCATGAACTATATTAAAATAGCTCAAGAGATACACATACAAAATTATTTAGGAACTGATTTATATAAGCGTTTACAAGCTGGTATTATAGCAAACGATTTAACAGCTAATGAAATTACTTTAATTAACGATTATATACAAGATGCTTTAATACATTTTGCTGGAGCTGAATATTTACCTTTTGCAGCTTATACAGTTGGTAATGGTGGAATTTTTAAACACGCAACAGATAATAGTATTAGTGTAGATAAGTCAGAAGTAGATTATTTAGTACAGAAAGAAAGAGATTTTGCACAATACTACACTCAAAGATTAGTAGATTATTTATGTAATAATAGTAATTTATATCCAGAGTATTCAACAAATACAGATAACGAAATAAACCCAGATAGGACTGTTAACTATACTGGTGGTTGGTATTTATGATAGATAAAAAACAATATAAGCCTAAGAAAGAGAATGTAATAAAACTAAAAAAATATATAAAAGATGGCTCAAAAACTAGAAATAAAAGGGAATTACCTTGTAATAACTGACACATCTGACAATAGCACTATTGAATATCCTAAAGACAATGTAAGGTATAAAGATTTTACTAATACTATACAATTCTGGTATATAAATGATACTTCTCAAAGTGTATCTTTTCAATTTAGTGAGTTATTAGATTCCAGTGGTGTTGCATGGTCTGATTTAGACACACTTTTATTATGGCTTCAAACAAACACAGGTTCTGATATGACAGGTGGAGCTTTAGACGTTAAAATACAAGACCAAGTAACACCTGTTATTATATTGCCTATGGCTTTAGAAGTTGCAAGAACTACTTTAGCTGTTGAAGCTATTGAAGACGGTAACACTTTAACCGTTGTAAGTTCTGTTGGTTTTGTTGTAGGTCACCATCTTAGATTAGTAGATACAGTTAATGATAAATTTTATTATGCAACTATATTATCTATAAATGTAAATGTTATAACAATTGACACTCCTTTAGATTTTAAATACGCTGTAGGATCTCAAATTGTAGATGCAACTATTAATATGGCTGTAGATGGTTCTGTAACTCCTGTTATATTTAAACATAGACTAGGCGTTCCATCTACTTCTTTAGACACCGATATTACAAGAGTTATATTAACTTGTACTACATCTGGAGGTATAGATTTAAGTGGTTTTGGAGATGGTAACGCTTTAACTAACGGTTTAGTTTTTAGAAAAACAGGAGATAATAGAAATAATATCTTTAATATAAAAACTAACGCTGATATGTCTAATCTAGCTTATGATTTTAATATATACGACACTACTAATCCAGCACAGGGTTTAGATGGTTTTGTAAGTAGGCTGACATTTGCAGGACAAAATAAAATAGGTGTATCTTTAAGAGTTGGTAAAGATGATAATTTAGAAGTTATAATTCAAGATGATTTAACAGGTTTAAACACTTTATCATTAATAGCAGAAGGTCACGTAGTAGATTAATTAAATGTAAATATGAAAGGATTAGTAGATAAAGTCTTAGCTTGGACTATAAGTAAAAAGCTTACGGTATTCTTAATAGCTACAATACTAATATTAAAAGGTAGTATAACTGGTTCTGAATGGGTGTATATCTCTCTTATGTATATAGGAACTCAAGGAGCAATAGATTTATATAATAACATAAAAAAATAAATAAACAGTCCTCACATGAACGCTCAAGATAGAGAAGAATTTATAGTACTACGAAATGATGTTGACCATATAAAGTCAGATGTTAAAGAGATAAAAGATAATAGTAAAAAGTTAAATGATGATTTTCAAAAGTTAACATTTCATTTAATAGGTGACCCATCTACAAAAACTAAAGGATGGATAGAGCGTGTATCTAGGTTTGATGTGAGGCTTAGTAGGATAGAAAAAGCTTATGCTATTGGAGCAGGTTTAGCTAGTGCTATTATAATGTATTTAAAGTTTTCACAATGAAACTATCAGAAAATCAAATAATATTCAGTTTAAACATTGCAGATTTAATACATTTTGCTAATAGTGTTGGTGTTGGTTTAACTTTTGGAGACGCTTACCGTTCAAAGTATTTACAAAAACATTATTTAGCTACTGGAAAGTCTAAAACAATGAATAGTAAACACCTTAAAAGACTTGCTGTTGATTTTAATTTCTTTATTGATGGTAAGCTAACATACGATAAAGAAACATTGCAGAGTATAGGTGATTTTTGGGAGGAATTACACCCTAAGAACAGGTGGGGTGGTAACTTTAATTCATTTACTGATACACCACATTTTGAAATGGATGTATAAATAATCAATAAATCTATACAAACACATACTTATATGTATATAAAACACTAAAAAAATATACATATATATACTAAAAAACCTACTAGCGTCATTCCGTTTCACTAGTAGGTTAATTTTTTAGTGCAATTTGAAATAAACCAACTACTCATTATCAAATAAAAAAGTTGTTGCACTAAGCCAGTCGGATCAACGGTGCTGACAAACCGTTTAAAAGTTTAACAATGCTAAATTAATACTTATTATTTAATTAACCTAATTATTTTTATAATTTTTATGTAAATCCATCATTACATTATATGCTGTATGTCCACCGATAGAAATACCAACACTTATAGATGGTTTAG